CGCACCTGAGTTGCTGTAGATAGAGCTGGCTTGTAGAGATGCAGTCTTGGCTGCTGTGTCCATGTCTAGAAGATCTGCGAAAGCATTGGCTCGAGCTGTTGCCGCTTCTGCATATTCTAAGATTGCTTCGATAGATCCACCTGTTGTTGAAATAGGCGCAATGAAATCTCCTGCTGGAATGCCAGAACCTAGTGAGCCGCTTGTAGGAATCTTAACTGTTGCTTGAACATTAGCCTTAACAAGTAAGTCAAGCATCTCTCGGATCTTGGCAAGAGCAGCATCTAGGTTTGTTAGATTGACTAAGTCTGCTGGCTTTAGGCTGTCAAGGATTGACTTGATGTCCACGAGTTTAGCGTTTTGACCACTAAGCGCATTAAGCACTTTAAGATCTGCGTTGAGTTTATTAGTCGCAGCAATGATCGCTTGCTCATCCTTAGCGGCAATGGCATCTTCTAGGGCAAGCATTGAGCGCTTGACATTGAGGCGAGCAGTATCGTTAGCGATCTGAAGAATCTGAGTCTGTGTAGTTGCTTTGCCTAGTTGCTCAGCCTGAGAGGTAAGAGCTGCTGCAATCTGGATCTTATCCATGTCAAAGACTTCGCCACCTTTGTTAAGGGCAAGGTTAGCCTTATCGATTGCCGCTTGTAGTCGCTTGTCCTTAAGGATCTTGGCTTGATTAGCAGCTTGAACTCCGGAGAGTTTTGCGAGTGCTGCCGCATTCTTTTTAGCAATGGCATCTGCTCGCTGAGTATCCTGTGAGGATACAGTCATTGAGATATTGCCAAAGCCCTTGCCATCACCGAATAAACCGCCAGAAGGTGCAAAGAATGAGAAGTTCTTTAAGTCAAAAATTGACTTAGTAATCTTTATAAACTCGCCTGCTTCGCGAGTAAAGTTAGCAATTGACTGCGCTACTCTATCGATCTTCTTGATTAGATCATCTGTAGAAGTAGAATTACTTGCTGTCACCAAAGCATCAACAAGACCCTTGCCAATGGTTTCCTTAGCATTGTTTCCAGCAACAGTTAATTTAGCAAGCGAACCTGCATAGGTATCGGCTGCTGCTGTTGCTTGCCCTGCGAATAATGTTGATAGACGAGCTTGAATTTCCTCAAATGAAGAAGATGTGAGTTCTGCCTTTGTGAGTCCTACACCTAAGCGGCCAAGTGCTTGAGTTTGGCCTAAATAAGCTTTCTGTAAAGATTGCGATACTTGTGTCAGGCTTCTACCCGTACCTGCTGAAATGTCTAATGCAAGTCCTAGCAATTCCTGAGACTTAGTAACATCACCTGTAGCGCGAAGCATTCGATCCATTGCTGGACGAAGTTCATCATCGAGCACACCTGTCTGCATTTCAAGGCGAGAGATAAAGCCATTGACTGTATCAGCGTTTGATCCGTAAGCAAGGCCTAGATTTTTAAGAGTAGTGCCTAGTGCTTTTGCTGCCTTGTCATCTTCTGCAAAAGCCTTAACAGAGGACTTGGCAAAAGCCATAATCTTTTGTGCGCTATAAACAGCCAGTAAGCCTTTAGCAAGCTGCTTAGTGCTTTTAGTTAATTTGTCTGTAGAGGTTTCTGCTTGCTTGAAAGCCTTTTTACCAGTGAACTCGGTAGCAATATCAATTTTTACTTGTGCCACGATTAGCCTCTCACTGTTGCGCGTTGGTTAAGTTTAGTCTTAGCGGAGTCTATAGCCTTTAACACAGCTGAAAGAGCTTTACCATTGTCTTCTTCGTAGGCGCGATAAAGACCGCGACCTCTGCGATTTCGTGATCCCTTTAATTGAGATGCGTTTTTAGCTTCTTGGTTTTTAACAAACAAGCTGTTAGGATTTACAGTTCCAGCAATTTCATAAATAGCTCCAGCGCGTGTTTTATTGAATAATCGCGCTACAGATCTAAAACCTCTGGAATTAGCCTTAGAAGGACTTGACTTAAAACCAATGTTAGATTTAACAATAGAGGGAACATATTTAGGAAACTTAGCAGTGCTGAAAGCAGAAGAAACAGCATTAATTTGATTGCCAGAAATTCCCCAGTTTGACAAAACTTGGTTTTCGTTAGGCATGTACCCTCTAGCCGTTTTTATTATTGGTTTAACTGCTAACGACATTTCCTTTGTCAGTTTTTTAGACAGATCAGGTGTGAATTGTCTGAGGGCTTTTCTAAGCTCTACCGCGCCTTTTACCTCTGTTGGCATCGCTCACCTCTTTCGCTTCATCTTTAAGCCCTTGCACTAATGCATCGAGCATGGTCTTATCTAGATCTAATAACTGCTGTGGCGCGATTCCCAATCTAATGCTTAGCCTAGCGATTAGATAGGTGAATGGAAGATCGCGCTTTAAGCTAAAGGGTCTGAGTCAAGCACCTCAACACTTTTAAGTGTCTCGATGAAGTCCATCCCGAAAGGCTTAACAGTTTCACCTGACCTGCGTGTTACTTCCCATGCTAACCAATAGACATCGCTTTGCTTTTCTTCATCGCGAAACGCCTTATGGAAGCCCTTTTTAGCGTACTGCTCGAATGAGTACTCCACTGCTGGAGTGATCTCGCCTTCCAATACGCTTCCATCTGTACGAACGATCTTTAGTTTTGCCATGAGTTTGCCCCTTTATAGTTTGTTTAGAATGTGCCTGTTGTGGCGACTGCAACTGTTGAGTTAGCAGTAAATGTGATTGACTGTGTGCCAATGTCACCAACAGCACCATTGATGTCTGTAGTGTTATTGACTAGCAATGAGACTGTGTACAGAGGGTTAGTCGCTGAGACTATTGTTCCCTTTGTCTGTAGGAATACACATGTGACTGTTGTCCCCCACGCTGCCTGTAATGTTGCCAATACATTCGCTGATGCTGTGTCATTTAGGAAATCGATAGTAACAGTTGATGCTTCCAAGCCCTTAACGAACTTGTGTGCTGTGTCGCCCATTGCTGTGACTTCTAGCTCATCGAATACGCGGTTGATTGTTACTGCTGTTACATGGTCTGAAAGATCGACAGTGTTAATCTTCACACCTACATTGTTATTTAGAAATACAGCCATGAGATTATTCCTCGTCCTTCTTAGTAGTTGCTGGCTTTGATACTGCTGGTGCTACCTGCCCGATCTTGATCAGGAAGGCTTCGTTCTCTTTTTCCCACTCGGACATATTAACTCCAACTCGTAAGGATTGATACGGACATCTCGCAGCTGAGAAGGTCTCCCGAAGCAGCATTGAGAATACTTGGTGCACTGATTGCACTTACATTATAAACGAGAGATGATGCTGCAAGCTTTGCGAACACGCCACAAACAGTATCTTCAATCCCGTTTAGGTTGCCTTCATTGTCGAATAAAGGCACAGTCATAATAATCTTAAAGTTAGCCATCGGGCTAATGCCAATGTGTTGATTATTGGTTGGTGTCAGGTAAGGATCATCTGGTGACACGATTACAGAGTTAGCCAAGACTGTTGCCGGTGGAAAAGCAAAGGTCTGCCACTTAGCGTTATCGACTAGGGCGGTGGCTAATGTGGTGCGAAGGGTAGTGATGGCAACGGGCATTATCCCACCATCGAACGCGGATCAAGTGCGTGAGCGATCAATCCTCGCACCTTAGCGAGAAGCTGTGCGCTCATTCGGTAAGGGCTTGGCTGGAAATCGACTGCGTTACTGCCTGAAAGGGTGGCTGTACGCGCTTGCCAGATTTCAACAGATATCATAAGAGCTGCTTGCTGGACTGCCATGTCAGTTGTCCAGTCGGTGTAATTTGTAATTGATACAGATCCGTAGGGATAAATCGGATGATAACCCTGAGCAGTCGCGTGAGTAGTGTTCACGCTAATTGAAAAACCATTAACGGCGGTAATTGTTTTAGTGCCGTTATATAAGCTGCCTGAGTTAGCAATCGTTACGCTTTGACCTACATAAAATGTCTCAAGCACATTGTCATTAAAGTATAGAGTGCCTGAACCTACTGTGTTTTCATGTGCAACTGTAAACCATTTTGGTGCCCATAACATTGGAAGTAAAACTGCATCTGAAGCATCGCATACTTCCTGAAGGATGGCATCGGTGTACAAAGTACCGACTCCAAGAGTGCTTCGGAGTTCTGTGACTGTTGTAAGTGCCATGATGTCCTTTCTAAAGACTCTGGGGAGTAGAGGGCTACTACTCCCCAGAGCGACTTAATTACCTAGTTATCAGGTTAGGTTGAACCAGTTTGCGCCTGCTGCAAGCTTTGTAGCA